CCTTATATAAGCATACTATTATGAAACATCTAAAAGACAACGATACAACATATAACAAGCATCTAAGGTTTGCCTTGTTTATCTCCTTGAAACTGGCGTTATTGGCAGTGGCTGGATTTATCCATGCTATTATTCCCCTTATATTCCAGAAGACTGTATCCCATGGAGTAAAGGATTTAGATAGTCTATTCCAAGAGCACATAGATAACCCCGGTGGTACTGGTTAGTGGCTGAGAGCTACTTAGAAAAGCTGAAGAAGGAGTATGGTGATATCTTTGGTGGTGCTACCCCTCCGATATCTTCCTCTGAGTACACTACTGAGTCATATCGTCCGGGTGCTACGCATGAAGCTGCTTTAAGAAAGATGGTTGCTGATGATCCGTCTGGTATTGGTATCTTGCCTTCTGGTTTAGAGTCTGACTACACAAAGGCAAAGACAGGTAGATTAGGTGATGGTGCGAGGATTGAAGATTTAGGGAAAGAAATGCCCATGATAAGAGAAGATCTTCTTCCCTACATGGATGCAGATCGTATGTTAGGGCCAGTATCTTATCCGACAGACTTTAGAGATCCCAGCGGAGTAAGGCGCGATATAGAGGACCCCACATTTGAGGGTGCGCCATCTTTCCACTATAGTGATCCAATGAAGCATTGGGAAACCGAGACTGTTCCGGGGCATTTACCTTTAGACCTGACTGACACGCCGTTCTACTCTGCTGTTATGGGTGAGGATCATAAGTATTTTCCAGAAGATGTTATGCCCGGTAGTGGAGAGGTTGATTCAGAGTTCGGTACCGGCGAAACCCTTAGGTACGATATGACCAAAGGTAGGTTGGCAGGGGCAGCAGGAGGAGCTTATGAAAAAGCGTTTGCTAAAAAGGCAGAAGAAGATGCTGCACTTGTAGCGAAATCATCTATAGAGGCTGATGCTTGGTATGCCTCACCTGAGTATGCTCACGAAGAGAAGCTGCGAGAGTCGGAAAAGAAAAGGCCGGAAAAGCTAACCTACTGGACTAAAGACAAACCTTGGTCAGTAGAAGCGAGTAGAGAGAAATATCCTGATTGGCATCCCTTGGATACTATGCCAGCATGGTATACAAAAAGATATACAGATCCAGATGCGGCTGCTTATGATGCGCTGACTGTTCCTGAGATGAAAATATGGGGAATCGGCCCCGGTGTGAAAGACCCCTTATCAGGCAAAGAAGGTGGTCTATCATTCATGTCTCCAGATAAGGTAAGAACTTTCTCTTCTGTAGATATGGAAAAAGGGTTTATCCCTGAAACTCCTGCAATGTTGGCTGCTGATAGACGTAGATCGGGAGTTGCTGAAGATACCAGATGGATCACTCCTGAATGGCTTACACCAAGAGGTGTACCGACAAAAGCCGAGATAGGCGATACGGTAACATCTTCGACAGGTGGGCCAGCAAGCTTATATGCCAGCCCCGCAGGAACTAAAGGGACAGACGTTACTGCAGAAATCCTAGATGCTTATGACCCCACCGATTATCGTACTCGGATTGGCCCTATGATTGAAGAGGTGAAAGGGGAAGATCCAGTATATCACCCAACAGCGTACCCTGATCTAGCATGGTACACATCATGGGGTGATGCAGAGCGAATTGCTGGATACCCTGCTAGTTGGGATTATGATGATGTCGTAAAAGATAGGGTAAGGGCAATGGCTGATGATTCAATATTTGGTACAGCTTCTCCTTGGGCCGAAGATGTAGCTGCAGACCCGTGGGCTAGAGAGATTGGGACTTTTGCTACTGACTATCGCGGTGAAGACCCACGCGAATACCTAGAAGAACGAACTTCACCCGAATACTACCCACTACCTAAATATGTATCAGGCATGCATGAAGCTGTAGCTGGCGGGGATGATACTGATTGGTACGCTAAAGTAATAGATGATTGGTATGGTGGTGTAGGGGACTCAGGCCGGGGGTATGCAAGGCCGATGAGTGATACCTCTCCTGAAGTTCTAGCGTTACTGGAAGAGTTGCGAGAGACTTCAGATAAAGAAACCGAACCACTTGATTACAGTTTCGGTCCTTTTGACTTCCTTGATCCTGCTATAATTTACTCTACAGAAAGTGGTAAGTTTGGAGATACATCTGCAAGCTCATCTACTGCTAAGTCAAGAGCTATTGCAAAATCTTGGGCTGAAGACTATCCGTTTATTTCAGCTCCCGGTGGATTTGACACAGCCGGATTAAGAGATAGAATGGCATCTGCTTATGGTTATTCTCCAGAAGCAGCTAAAACTCTTGAGTATTATCCGGGAGGAGATTATATGCCCGGATGGGCTGCTGCAAAGGCTGAAGAAGCTCTGGCTAGACCTATTGCTACTGGCGCGGCTAAAATAGCTGGCCTTCCAAGAGAGTGGTGGGAGGAATATGTAGAACCAGCGTTTGGTGTTCTAGGTAGAGCATCAGACCCTGACCTTGCTGATATATCGACCTCTGGCGTTGCGAAATCTTTTGCAGATTATGTACGAGGAGTATCCACACCTTCTTTCTATTTTGGTAGTTCAGTTCCAGAATCTACAGTTGGCGAGCATGGAAGTGGTCGAATTCCAGCTTATTCCGATCTTACAAAATTATGGGCAGAAGATATTGTGAAACCAGCTTTTGGTACTCTTTCCCCTCACAGCGGCTTTGTAAGCACTCCGATTAGTTATACACATCCGGGTGCGGATGCTCCGTGGTTATTGCCATCAGGGGAAGCTCCAACACTAGACTTTTCTGTTGAGGGGTTTTATGGAGGATCTGCCGAATGACAGATAAACAAGACCAATTCATAGAGAACTATGTACTTACTGGGAATGCTACGAAGTCTGCTATTGCTAGTGGATACTCTCAGAAGACTGCAAAGGTTAAGGGTTCGCAACTAAAGGCTCAACTCCGACATGAGATACTTGAAGCAACTCAAAAAGTATTGGCAGACAAGATCCCGGAAGGACTTAACTGGCTCACAGAGCTTGCAAGAGAAGCAGAGAGCGAGTCTGTTCGACTCGGGGCTATCAAGGATCTACTTGATAGGGCTGGTCTTAAACCAGTCGAAAGAATTGAAACCACAACTGTTGAACAGATGTCAGACGAGGAAATCAAAAAAGAAATAGATGCTCTCACAAGACATTAACCGAAAGTTAGAACTTCTCCGAGAACAAAGAAAAAGAGAACGCTTTAACCGAATTGATTCATACGATCCGTACCCGTACCAGCAGAAGTTCCATGACACCAGCAAGGAAAGTAATCAACGCTTGCTCATGGCTGCTAACCGTATAGGTAAATCTTACTGTGGTGCGGCAGAGATGTCCTATCACCTAAGAGGGATGTACCCTGAGTGGTGGAAGGGGCGTAGGTACGACCAACCTATCACAGCGTGGGCTGGTGGTGTATCGAATGAAACGACAAGAGATATAGTACAAGCAGAGTTATTGGGTTCCCCTGACGATCCTGACGCTTTTGGTTCCGGTGCAATTCCCAAGAATTATATAATAAAGACGGAAAGAAAGCCGGGTGTGCCAAATGCTAAAAGTGTCGCGCTAATACGACATGTCAGCGGAGGGAACTCTTCTTTACATTTCAAAGCTTATGAGATGGGACAAGAGAAGTGGCAGGGACGTTCTGTAGACGTTGTGTGGCTAGATGAAGAACCTAGCCGAGAGATATACTCACAAGCCGTCACCAGAACGCTAGACAGGCGCGGTATGGTCTATATGACCTTTACCCCTGAGGCAGGTATGACTGAGACTGTAGCGGCCTTTGTGAACCGTATACAGAGCGGACAGAGCCTAGTCAATGCCACATGGGATGATGCCTCTGAAAAGATAAAGTCCTTAAAGGGTGAGCAGGGTCATCTATCTGAGGTTGTTATGCAGCAGATCCTGTCTGCATACTCCCCGCATGAGAGGGAGATGCGTCGATATGGTAGACCATCCATAGGTTCAGGGCTTATATTCCCTGTTAACGAAGAGAAATTAATTATTGATCCAATCAATTTAGAGGATCATTGGCCCAGAATAGCAGCAATCGACTTTGGTTGGGATCATCCTACAGCAGTAGTGTGGTGCGCTGTAGATAGAGATGAGGATGTATTCTATGTATATGACTGTTATAGGGAGTCTAAAGCCTCTCCAGCGGTACACTCACAGACTATATGCTCTAGACCTCACTTTATCCCCATTGCTTATCCCCATGACGGCAATAGACGAGATTCTATGGGTAATCCCGGTTTGGCTGAGCAGTATCGTAATCTAGGCTGTAACTTTCTGATGTCTCACTTCTCTAATCCACCAGCATTAGGGGAGAATAAAGGATCTAACTCTGTAGAGGAAGGTCTGATGGCTATGCTCCAGTCAATGGAGGCTGGTAAATTTAGGATATTTTCTACATTAACTGATTGGTTTGAAGAATTTAGAATGTATCATAGAAAGTCAGGAAAGGTTGTTCCATTTAGGGATGACCTGATGAGCGCAACAAGGTACGCTTTCCAATCTCAACGATTCGCAGTATCAGGAACTGACCCTGCGTGGACACAGGATATAACATACAAGAACTATGGCATCGTCTAAAACAACAGATACAGAGTTACTAGCTAGAATCCAAGGCGAGATTACAGACGCTTTAGGATATAGTGATACGATTTCCCTGCAAAGGGAAGAAGCTATGAAGTATTACTATGCTGAGAAGTTTGGTAATGAGGTTGAGGGTCGTAGCCAGTATGTTGATTCCTCAGTAATGGACACTATTGAGTGGATCAAACCCTCCCTTATGCGTGTGTTTGCATCGGGTGATGAGATGGTTAGCTTTAGTCCTGTTGGCCCAGAGGATGTAGAGTCGGCAAAACAGGCTACAGACTATGTGAACTATATCTTCACTAAAGACAACAATGGTTGGGAGATACTATACACATGGTTTACTGACGCTCTACTCCAGAAGAACGGTATAGTCAAATGCTGGTGGGATGAGTATGAAGATCACAATAGAGAAGAGTATAACAATCTAGATGAGCAGGAGTTCAACGCTCTATTGATGAGTCCGGGTGTAGAAATTATCGAGCATACCCCAGAAGAAGGGTATCACGATGTAGTCATTACTCGTAAAGCTTATGTTGGTAAGGTAAAGATTGAGAATGTAGTGCCTGATGAATTCTTAATCTCAAGAGAATCAAAGACAATAGAAGATGCTAGGTTTGTTTGCCATAGGGTTAAGAAGACTTTATCTGAACTTCGTGAGATGTACCCAGATGAAGAATTTGATCCAATGGAGTTAGCTGGTGGTAAGTACGACTTTGATGCATCCTTGTGGGGTAATGCTAATGCTCGATACTCTTTTGATAACTCTGCTAATGATGCATTTGGTGGAGGTGTTGATCTAGGGAATGAAGAAGCATTGCGTGAGTACTGGTTGCATGAAAGCTATTTACGCACAGACTTCGATGGAGATGGCATTGCAGAACTTAGGAAGGTTTGCTCAGTAGGCGATTACATTATTGAGAACGATCCTATTGATCGAATTCCTTTTGTCAGTATCACTCCGGTAAAGATTCCACATAAGTTCTTTGGTTTGTCTATTGCTGATCTAATCATGGATATCCAGCTAATCAAGAGTACGTTGATGCGTAACTTGATGGACAATATGTATAACCAGAACTTTGGTAGGTATGCAGTCCTTGAGGGCCAAGCTAATCTTGATGATTTGCTAACCCAGAGGCCCGGTGGTGTGGTGCGTGTGAAGTCTCCAAATGCAGTTATGCCTTTGGCTACACCTCAGTTGGAGCAGTCATCGTTTGCCATGCTTGAATACTTAGATAAGCTAAGAGAGTCTAGAAGCGGTGTAAACAAATACTCTCAGGGCTTGAATGAGAACGCTCTCACATCGCATACTACAGCTACAGCAGTTGCCGCAACAATGACGGCAGCCCAGTCAAGGGTGGAATTGATCGCTAGATGATTTGCTGAGACAGGTGTTAAAGAACTAATGCGTAACATCTACGAGTTAGTTCTAAAGAACCAAGACCATCAACGAGTTATTATGCTGAGAAATCAATGGGTTCCAGTGCGTCCTGACATGTGGAGAGACAAGTACGATTGCACCGTGTCTGTTGGTATCGGTAGTGGTAACAAAGATCAGCAGCTTATGCACTTGACTACTATGTTGGGGTTTGCCGGTGATGCTATGCGTGGCGGATTAAAGATTGTTAACGAGAAGAATATGTATAACATGGGTGCAGCTCTTATAAAGAATATGGGCTTCCAGAATGTTGATGACTTCTTAACTGATCCAGACAGCGTTCCTCCACAG